GCCAAGAAGGCATCACGCTGTGTTGTTTGCTCAATAACGTACGGCGTAAAGACCTCGGGAATTATGATGTCCGACCTTACGGTGGCCATAACTTAAATTTCCAAATGGTTTTACGGTATGGGCATAACCCTGTCGGCTCGGCATAGCTCCGCCTGTTGTTAATTATATTAGCGTTTTGTCTTCGATTGAGCTAATAAACGGTCATAAAGTGCTTTGTCTGTCTTATATAATCTCATCTGTTCAGTTACATTTCCGCCGTTCTCGAATGGATTTTCTTTCATCCCGACAGGCAAATCCCCTCCTGTTGCTTTTCCTACAGGCGCACCTCCTCCCTGTGGTTTTGGTTGCTTCAAAATATAATCAGGAAGTTTACCTTTAGCCCAGTCAGAGACGGGAGTCCTTTCGTATCCGTCAACGACGACAGGGACACCATTGTCAACTTCTATTTTGTCTTTAGGCAGAAAATTATTTAAGACTAAATTTGGGTCATGTACGATTTCCGCCAAGGCTTGTACTGCGGGGCTGACGAGTTCGAGTTCTCGGACTTTTGTTTCGAGGTCTTCGATTCGTTTTTTGTCTTCTCCTGATTTGTCTCTGTATTGTTTTTCAAGAGCGGTTTTGGCCTCTCCATATTTGCCTTCCTGCTCGAGTCGGGATTGTTCGGCATTTTGTTTGAACTCCTTGAGGGCTTCGTAATCAGGGGGAACTTCTAAAAGCTCCTTTTTCTGCATCTTGCCGATTAGTTCATAATTTTTCTTTTTGAGACTTTCTATCTCGTTTTTAAGAGAATCTGCTTCTGTGTTCTCAGAAGAGTCAACAGGCATAGCCTCCTGATTCTGTTCTTCAGCCATAAATACCCATAAGGTTTAAATTTATCTTATCAAGATTATTTCTTCTTAGCTCCCTTCTTTGTTTTTTTCTTTTTCCCGTAAGCCATAACTTTACAAAATGCACTATTCTTATTAAGATAAAGACAAACCACTAAAAGACAATGGAATTAGATTTACATGAAATGCAGCGAATACTCGCTCAAGTAACATCAGGAAGGAAAGGCCCGGACGAAGAAAGCAGTGAGGCTAGGACTTTTAGAATGGAAATAGAACAGGACATGGAGGAATCTAAGAAAATAGCAAAAGAAAAGAATATAAAAAATGTTACATACGACTTATCACCCGAATGGCCCGATATAGATATGTCTTTAGCAAAGTTACCAAAGAGGGAAAATGGCAAAGCTTAATTACGTTCAACTTCTCCAGTTAAGGAAACAAGCGATCTTGGCAGGAGACAGAAATCTTGCAAAAGAATATATGAAAAAAGCGAGAGCCTTATCTAAGAATAGAGATGTTGACGAGGACGAATACCTTGCAGGGGCTTATACCTAAACCCCGTCATAAATTTCTGCTAAGAATTTCAAAGCATCGGCATCTGTAATGCCTTGACTAAATTCGTTTATATCATCAATCGACATCCAGTTCTGCCAATCCTCGGTAACGTCAAAGCCCATTTTGTCGAGCTTCTCCGCTACCTTCATGGCATTTTTTTCGTATCTAGCGAGGATTCCTTTTGTATAAGAGGATTTTCCGTGCGCTCTCGTATTGAGAAGATCATACATAATATCTGATCCGGAAGAATCGTTCCCCGTCACCATCCCAAGAGCTTCAAATAAAGCCGCTTTTGGATTGTCTTGTGCTAATCCAAAATCAATTATCGTTCCTTTCTTTGATTTGAAGTCATAGAAGAAATTACCTTCGTGCAAATCGTTGTGCGCTATTCCTTTCAGGTGCATTGTTTTTCTTGAGCTTAAATAGCTTTCAAGCATCTCTTGTTTCTTTAAATCTTGAACATCTATAGAGAAATCAAAGAAAGAGTCGTCTTCCATAATGTCATTCAGTGATTTTCCTTTGGCTCTGCTCATGCCGATCCGTCCCGTACGGGATTTTATAAATGGGGCTTCGAAATCGGTTTCCCATTTTCCTGTCGAAGTTCCTCCGTAATATCGAGGGGATATTCCTGTCTTGTCTAGCTTCTGTAAAGCGATGACCTCATACTGTCCAATCTTTCCATCCTTGATTATGCCGGGAGGTTTTCCGGGGATCTTAAAGGCATTACCAAAAGCACCGCCGCCTAGATAATTCTTGTCATAGACCTTCGTAGCGGTTACTTTCTTGAAGATATTATCAACATCAAAGTCGAGCTGAATGGGTGTCTCGAAGGGACTAGCCTTCTGAATGAAGGCGTTATAACGAGTCTTGCTAATGATTTTAAGATTCCTGTTCTTGTCTAGTTCTGCAATTTTGATAAGTTTTCCGGGTGTGTTTGAGTCGAACAATTCCCACTCGTCAAAGAGCTTTTTATCAAGAGCTTGAGGAACAACTCTCGAAATCTTCTGATGAGTATCAATGACGAAATTGCCCGGAACACGCCTTCCGGTTTTTTCGTATCGTGCAAGGTTTCTTTGTAAAGCCGTGTCGATGTCAACCGTCACATATTTAGCCCGAGCGGTGTAGCCCTGTGATTTGTATTGCATTACTTTCTTGGTCAAGCTTTCAATAGATCCGTCTCCAGTTCCGTCAAGTAAAACGTCATATCTTTGATTTATGGCTTCAGCCGTGATGCGTTTAGAGAGGAAAGAAGATTCTTCGTGAACAAAGGCCGCCGCATTATCAGCAGCAGATCCGCCTTTTTTAATCATTTCATTGTATTCAGGAAGAAGCTTTTTGATCTCGTCAGAGTCAACATCAATCCGTCCTTTTTGCGTTCCGAACTTCTTAACAACGCCACCTTTTCCAGCAGCAGGGCCGCCACCAGTCAAGTAGAAAGTTGGTTTCTCTTTCGAGATTCCGCCTTTTAAATGTTTCTCGATAATTTCGTCATGCAGTTTTTGACGTTCAGCCGTCCAAAGAGTTTTTCCTGTTGGTTCCCCGAGATCGTCAAGAGGCGAATCGCTAAATCTACGCCATGAATCTTGTGCTTGAATCCTTTCCTTGACAAGAACAGGAGCTTTTTGTTTTGGTTTAGCCGTTGGTTTTGGTGTGGGCTTCGCTGTTGTCGTTAATTTCTTAGATGGTTGTTTTCCATAGCTTTTTTGTAGTTGAGCTAAAGTTTTAGCCGAACCATCTTGGCGAACAAGTTTTTTTAAAGCTTGATCTGGGCCGTATTTTTTCGTCAAAGCATTAAAATATTTGACCTTGCTTTGCCCCAAAGCTTTCGCTTTATATCCGGCATCCTGTTTACTTAACCATTTTCCGTAGCTCGTACCGATAGGAACAGAACCACCTTCTCCGGATCTTTTCACATATTTATATTCAGGAGGATCAACGCCCAAACCTTTGTAATCAAGAACAGCAGTGGTTCGACATCTACACCCGAAATGTTGTGGAGGTTCCGGCCCTTGACCATAGGGAAAAGTTTCTTGATCTAAAACCCGACATTCTGGAGCCGTTCGAGCGTCTAGCGTTGCAATCCACCGATATTCTTTCGTGACATCTTGGTTCGCTTGGTAAACAGTTTGAGCGGCTTGATTGCTTACAGATTGAACACTTGTCTTTACAAGAGTTGAAATCTGATTGTTATTCATCTTTTCCCCGCCCTCGAATTTCAACAGGCCATAGAGTCTCCTAGTCATCTGTTGTGTCGTTTCCCCAGATAACAACCCGTCACGAATATTCCTGCCGAAAAGTTCTGCTTTATTTGCCGCTAATCCTCTAAAAGATTTAGTTAGGATTTCCCCGTTAGGAAGCGTGATCTGAGAGCCTTTCTTTGCAGTTAAGGAGAATTTTTCTGGAACTCCTTTAACTTTTGCCTCGAGATCATCCGACAATAAAGAAGCATTTAAGTCTGTCGCTTTTTTTGTGACAACCGATTCAGCGTATGAAGGAGATACTTCGACAGAATTAATAGAGCTTTTTATTCCTGCGGGTAAAGCCGCTTCTAATTGGTTGACAGCAAAATCAACCTGCACTTTTGCCAAGCCTTGCAATTCTCTGATAACAGTCCTTTCACTTTTTCCCGACCATTTAGACAAGCTTTCTGTCGTCTGCTTCAATAATGCTTTAAGTCGGGCAGCTTTATATTTCGGCCTAGTGTCCAGTGGCATCTCGTTAATCCGTGCCAATTTTTCGACTGAATCGACAATGATCCTGTTATATGACTTCCTTAAATCGTCTTGAACCTTGTTACCAAAGCGGTTTAAATCAAGAGCGTTTCTGTAATACGCTTCCGGAGTGTCTGGCATTATTCAGTCTCATCGACATCTTCAGGTTCGGCGGTTTCGTCTTCTTCTGTTGGTTCTGCTTCTTCTTGAGGCTGCTCCATTTCGATCAGTCCCGCCGTTTGCGTTGCCTCCAGTTCTTCCTCTATGTCGAACTCATCGCCTAAGACTTCGCCTTCGTGGAGTTGCCTTAATAGAGTCTCTTGAGTAATCGTTCCAGAGGTGAATAGCTGGAGCAAGCTACCGATTTCTTGAGGATCAAGACGAGAAGCCAGAAAGTCACGATTTACAAAGCAACTACCAGATCCCGTGTCAGATAAATATTTTGCGTGGAAGATAAGGGAGTTATCAATCATGTCCTGTGTCTGTTGGGCGACTACTTGCATCGTGCTATCTCCCTGAGATCGGTCTATTTTTTTTGCTTCTGCTGTTTCTGCGGATAGCTTTTGCCCTAGCACTGCTGCCAATCCAAGTTCATTGATTTGACCTTCGATCTGCTCAAGCCTTTGGAATTGAGCGTTGTAACTGGTGCCTTTGCTTTCTATATATTCCGCTCGGCCATCGCTAGGAAATGCGATCGCTTCGCCGGGGCCAGCACTGACTTCTTCAGCAGTTTGAGGAAATCCATAAAAGGCCAACATCGGAACAGCCGATATATGTAACTGATTATCGAGATCCGACTGCGTTTGATAAGCCTTAAGATTTAATTCTGCGATGTCCTCCATTGGCGGACGTGATTCCATTAAATTCATTCGATTGGCGTAAGCCACAGAAAAAGGAATTTCATTCAGTGTTGTTGTGCCTTCTTCATAGACAGCAAAATCTCCGTTATCGTTTTTCCTGTGAATTTCAAAAGATCCGGGTGTTAAGACTCGAACTTGCTCAACCTGCACTTCGCCATAGTCTCCATCCGGTTCTGTTACCTTCTCTAGAAGTCTTAGCTGAGTAAATTTCTGCATCCCATCTATTAACTCCGTCCTCCAGCCAAGAATCTCTCTAGGTGTATAAGTAACCCAGTAGGGACGACCATTAGCTTCAGCCGGAGCATCGACAAGAATACCGACGTGTCCATACCGGATCATTTTGCGAGCGGTTTCGTATGTCCAGACATTTAGATCATTGCCTTGTAAATCGACATCGAATAATTGCTCCCGAATTGTGTCACTAACCTCGTTTAATCTGACAGGTTTTCTAGTTAGCATCCCGGCCAACATTCTCTCAAGTCGTTGATAATAAGGAGGACAAACTGACCGAGCTAATCTGTTGTCATAAGATTCGTCTATTTCCCGAGGTTCTTGAGGTAAATATCTCCGATGCTTCGAACGCATTTCATAAGTTCCGCCGTTTAAGTTCTCAATCAGAATCCAATGCGGCTCCATGTTTAGCCAAGCATTACAAGGATCATTAACATCTGCCGTTGCCCCTGATTTCTCCCTGTTGTAATAATTGAATCCGCTATACACGATGAAAACCTCAGTCTATGTGAACAGTTTAGCCATTTAGTAGATTCTAATTCCTGTCGAGCGTCCAGATCCCATGTGTAATGGATTGAACTCCCGCCAGACCAAATAGCCTAAGCAGTCGTTGAGATGATCATAACCGCTTTCCTTATCTGGTTCCCCTTTCTCTGTATAAGATTGAAGCTCTAAACATTCGATAACTTTTTCACATTTAGGCGAAACGTGGAAACGAACAAGACCTTTGCCGTTCTCTAGGATTGCTTGAACTGCGGCCACCCTATCTCTGACATAAGGATTCGATGGGCCTGACATATTTTGAATTTTGTATTGTTCGAGTATTTGGATGTCGGTCTTTGCAGCGTTTGTTTGTCTCGCTCCTCCTGAAGCATCTGGATAACCATAAATGGTGTGATGTGGAAATCGTCTTCGGATTTCTCTTGCCAGTGAATCTGTGTCATGTTCCCCGCTAATTTCGTCGAATATGAATAGCTCCCCTTTTTGAACGACCCCAATAACTGCGCTCATGTTGTCAATATTGAAGTCGATCCCAATCCGAAGAATGTCCCGAGAAACGTCTGGCATATCAGAGGTGACGTGTTTTTCTCGATTAAAGCGGTCATAGACTTGCCCGGTTGTGAGGTTGCAAAATTCTCCTTCGGTGTAAGCCTTGACCAGTCCGGCTGGGTAGTTCTCAAGAAGTGCTTGTAAAAAGTCAGGAGGAAGAAAAGGATTATCAGCAGTTCGGGCTTTGTAGAGTGCCCGGTCTTCCTTGTCGCCTTCCCGTACAAATAAATTATAGAAAGTTCCGAAACCTTCGGGAGTAGAAAAGAGTCCTAATTGCCTGCGACTTCCCGCTCTAAGTCTTCC